ATATCGTTGCAAACGGACGCATTGAAATTGGTATCTACGGATATGTTTGCGTAGTTAATCGCTACCCAACCGCATTCCGCAAGCTAGCAGTAGCCTAATTTAACTGAGTGCCTGTGGTTGCTCCCGATCACAGGCATCCATTAATGGGAGTTGAGAGAGGAACTTATGCCTACAATTATAACCGCAAGTCAATTGCGTTCCGTATTGGGTGTAAGTTCCGCTCTTTATGATGACACTTATCTAAATCAAATTATTGACACAGCAGAAACAGTTATTCTGCCAATGCTAGTTACATTCAAAGCACCAATCGAGAAAGTATCGCTGTCAGACAATGTTGCTACATTTACGACATTGGGAATACATGAATTTACGGAAGGACAATCAGTTGTTATCACAGGATGCGGATCGCCTTACAACGGAACAAGAGCAGTCTTGGCAGATAATCTTGGACAATATACCTTTTCGCAATCGATCACTAATGCCGATATACTCGAAGCTAATGTCATCCCATCCGGAACTGCTGCCCTATCTGGCGCATCAACTTATGTTGGAAACGCAGCTGTTCAATCAGCCGTCTATACAGTTTCAGTCGAAGTCTTTCAAGCCCGACTTGCAGGCGGAGGACAAATCGAAGGAGTAGATTTTACTGCAACTCCTTTTAGAATGGGCAGAAGTTTATTCAATAAATGTGTGGGCATATTGGGAAGTTACATAGACACCGAAAGCATGTGTCAATAAATGCCTAACGAAACAATTCTTCAACAGATCCGCACACCTTTAGCAACTGCCTTATCTAGTGTTGCAGGAAATGTTTATGCGTTTGTGCCTGAAACAGTTATTCCTCCAGCTGTAGTAGTTGTTCCGGATAGCCCATATTTAGAATTTGAAACAATAAACAAAAGCAATATCAGAGCAAAAGTTAATTTTACAATATCAGTTGCAGTTGCTTACAACAGCAATCCTGCATCACTTGATAACATTGAGCAGTTAGTTATTAGCGTTCTGGCAGTAATTCCAGCAGGATATATTGTCAGCTCGGTCGAAAGACCAACAGTTACCACAGTCGGAGCATCGACTTTGCTTATTGCAGATGTTCGAGTATCTACCTACTACACACGCACAGTCTAAGGAGAAATCATGGCAACCACAGTAATCACCGGTCGCGATATTTCGTTGTCTTTCACAGGTGGAACAGACATCGAAGCACAAGCAACCAGCGCAGTTTTAACAAAGGTTTTAGAGCGACAGACCTATCAAACACTTGATGGCGAGGCTTACAAAACCACAAATGTATCAGCTACATTTGCACTTGAAATGTTAGCCGATTGGGGCAAGACAAGTTCCGTATGTGAGGCACTATGGACTGCATGCGATTCTGCACCAGATACAGACATCACAATCACTTTAGTAAGTGCAACAGGCGCATCATTTTCATTCCCAATTAAGCCAAGTTACCCAACAGTTGGTGGATCAGGAATGGATGCACAAACAGTTACTTACGAATTCCTAGTTACAGGTGGAGCAGTAACCGAAACATTTAGTTAAGAAATAGAAACGGGAGCAAAAATGAAGTTACCAATTACAATTGAATATAACTCAGGCGAGCAAGCAACATATATTGCCCAACCGCCTGAGTGGGCTAAATGGGAAAAGACAACTGGCAACACCATAAGCCAAGCAAAAGAAAAACTTGGCATGTGGGATCTGATGTTTTTAGCATACAACGCACACAAGCGTGAAGCTGCTGGAAAGCCAGTCAAACCATTTGATGCATGGATGGAAACAGTCAGCGATGTAATAGTCGGTGATGCAGACCCAAAAGCCACGCAGCAGGAAGCCTAAGCAGATTATTGGTTGAGTTGGCAATTGCCACACAGATACCAATGAGTGAATGGGTTGATGCAGACGACATATTAACAGCGATCGAAGTATTGGAGGCGAGGTATGGCAAGTGAAACAATTGCTTACAATCGCAATGACATACGCGATATTCTCAAAGCTTTCAAAGTTATGGATGCGCAAGCGACTGAAGAGGCTAGAATTCAGTCTAATCTTTTGGCAACTTATGCAGCTGAGGAAATTAAAACGGCAGCTAGAGGCAGAACAAAATCAGGCAAGGTTGCGCAGAGAGTTGCAGACGGAGTTAGCATCTCAAAGACAAGCAAAATCGGTGAGTTCAAATATGGTTTCGCACGACAGAAATTTTCAGGTGGGGCTAACACGCAAACCTTATGGGGTGGTGTTGAGTTTGGATCTAATAAGTTCAAACAGTTTCCTGCATATTCAGGACGGGAAGGCAGAGGTTCGCGTGGATGGTTTATCTACCCAACGCTTCGCAGAATTCAGCCTGAATTGATTAACCGATGGGAAGCTGCATACAATCGTATTTTGGATAAGTGGTCATAATGGCAAGAGATAGTAGAACCTTATCGCTTAAAATCCTTGCGGATATTGATGACTTAAAAAAGAAATTAGATCAAGCTGACAATGCGGTTGAAAGTAACAGTCAAAAGATTTCAGCATTCGGAAAAAAGGCGGCTGCTGCTTTTGCAGTTGCTGCTGCTGCTGCCGTTGCTTATGGCACTAAATTAGCCGTTGATGGGGTCAAAGCTGCAATAGAGGATGAGGCTGCACAACTTAGGTTAGCCAATGCATTACGGGCTGCCACAGGTGCTACTGATGCCCAAATAAAGGCAACTGAGGACATGATCCTCAAAACATCACTTGCCACAGGTGTTGCCGATGATCAGCTTAGACCGGCATTACAAAGATTGGCTGTATCTACTAAAGATACTGAGGAAGCACAAAAATTATTAACATTAGCGTTAGACATAAGCAAAGCATCTGGTAAAGATTTAGAGCAGGTAGCCAACGCGTTAGGTCGTGCGCAAGATGGCAATGTTACATCTTTAGGCAGATTAGGACTTGGCTTATCTAAAGCAGAATTATCAACATTGTCATTTACTGAGGTGCAAGCCAAACTTGCAGAACTCTATGGTGGCGCAGCTGCTACAAACGCAGAAACTTTTCAAGGCAAGATTGATCGATTAACTGTTGCATTTGATGAGGCTAAGGAAAGTCTAGGATCTGCATTGTTGCCATTTGTCGAGCAATTTATCACTTTCTTAAACGACAAAGGCATTCCAACACTAAATGGATTTATTGCAGGACTTACAGGCGATGCAGGATTAAATGCAGCATTGACACAAACTCAACAAGGTGCTGCAAGTTTTGGCAGAACCATTGCAAGTATTTCAGGCATCATTTCAGGATTTATTACATTTTTAAGAGAAGCAATTGGCTTGGTTGTATCACTTGCCAATGAACTAATCCGAGCAGTAAATATAATTCCCGGAGTTAATATCGGTGCATTACCTAACCCAGCACCATCAGCAGGTAGATCATCATTGCCATCAGTTCCTAAAGGCGGATCTAACTTTACTTATGGCTCAGGCAATCCAGTTAATATCACAGTAAATGCAATAGATGGCGAAGGTGCTGCAAGAGCTGTGGCTAAGGTAGTTAATCAAAGCGCAGCCCGATCTACTCCAGCATTAAGTTATCAAGCAATTAGGGCAGCAGCAGGATAATGACGGCTTGGTCGCCCGATTGGAAACTTACAGTTGCAGGTGTTGATTACACCAATATTGCAATAAGCGACATTCAACATGAGGCTGGTCGCACAGATATTTACCAGCAACCAAACCCATCATATTTGCAGATTACATTTGTGGCGTTGTCTGGTCAAACTTTTCCATTTGACATTAACGACAGTTTAAGTTTGCAGGTTAAAAATACATCAGCTACTTATGTAAATATATTTGGCGGTGATATAACAGATATAACTGTAAGTGTTGGCTCAACTGGTTCAATTGCAACTGTTATTGAATACACAGTTCTTGCAATGGGATCACTTGTTAAATTAGCAAAAGAGATTTGGAACGATAACATTCCGCAAGATGAAGATGGTAATCAAATTTTTGACATATTGTCTAGCGTATTGCTTGGCAGTTGGAACGATGTGCCGGCAGCTGAAACATGGGCAGGTTATGATCCAACAGAAACATGGGCGCAAGCTGTAAATCTAGGACTTGGCGAAATAGATCAGCCGGGTCTTTACACAATGCAACATCAACCTAACACAACAGATACGATTTACAATGTCGTTTCAGATATTGCTAACTCAGCATTTGGTTATATTTACGAGGACAATCAAGGCAACATTGGTTATGCAGATGCAGACCATAGGCAGACTTATTTACTAGCCAATGGGTATGTTGATTTAGATGCTAATCATGCGTTAGGTCAAGGGCTATCTACAATCATGCGTTCAGGTGATGTGCGAAATGATATTTATATAAATTATGGCAGCAATTACAACTCACAGGAAACAGCAACATCAGCTGCATCAATTGCACTTTATGGCTATAAAGCAGAAACTATTAACTCTAGAATTCATTCAGCTGTAGATGCTCAAGAGGTTGCAGACAGATACATTGCTCAACGCGCTTTTCCCTTGCCGGCATTTCAGAGCATTACATTTCCGCTAACAAGCCCAGAGATAGATAACGCAGACCGCGATAATTTGTTAGGCGTGTTTATTGGGCAACCGCTCAACCTACAAAACCTACCGACACAAATATCAGACGGGGAGTTTGAGGGTTATGTCGAGGGTTGGTCATGGAGCACTAGGTTTAACGAATTATTCCTGACAGTTAACTTGTCGCCTGTGGCATTTAGTCAGGTGGCGATGCGTTGGAATACAACACCAATCACAGAGGCATGGAACACTTTAAGCCCAACTTTAACATGGGAATACGCTACAATCGTAGCCTGAGATAAAGGACAATATGGCAACCACTACCAATTATGGCTGGACTACACCAGACGACACCGCGCTGGTCAAGGATGGCGCAGCTGCTATTCGCACGCTTGGTTCATCTGTTGATACAACAACTAAAAACTTAAACCCAGAAACAACTCTTGGCGATCTTGCTTATCGCTCATCAACTGCAAATGTTAAAACTAGATTAGCACTTGGAACAGCTGGACAAATTCTTGCTGTAAATTCTGGAGCAACTGCACCTGAATGGGTTGCTGCACCTTCAAGCGGTGGTATGACTTTAATTAGCACAACAACATTAACAGGTGCATCTGTAACACTTTCATCTATTCCACAAACTTATAAAAATTTACAATTGGTGGTTAGAAACTATAAACCTGCTGATGATGGTCCTGAACTTACGGCAAGATTTAACGGAGATTCTGGTACAAGATATAGAACACTTTCAGTAAATCAAAGCACAAATGCGGAGTTTCTTTCAACTTCAATGACGTTTTCTGAGCAAAATGATAACAGCGTTGCAACTGATTTAGTCATTATAGATATTTATGATTATACAAATGCTGTGACTTGGAAAACTGCTGCGGGTCACGCTTTTAACAATAATCCTACTACAAGCACCAATTTCAATTATGGTGGTTTTAACTTTTTTTATAATCAAATTGATGCTATCACAAGTATTCGTTTAGCCCCATCGGCGGGCAATTTTACATCAGGCACAGCCCTACTTTACGGAGTATCATAAAATGACAAAAAAACCACAAATTAAAATAGTTAATGTTGAAACTGGCGAAGAAATTGTCAGAGATGCAACTGCTCAGGAAATTGCTCAAATGGAAATAGATGCTGCCAATGCAGCAACCCGTAAAGGCGAACGCGAAGCAAAAGAAACTGCTAGAGCAGCAATTCTTGATCGCATTGGTTTAACTGCTGATGAACTTAAAACGATACTTGGCTAATGAAGGCTTGGTTATCTAAAGCTGCTGTTCAAATGCGTGAGCAGATTGACGACAGTTTTGCCGATAGATCACGCAAGTCTGATGGTTGGATTGGAAACGAAAAGCACCAAAACACTAAGAGCGATCACAATCCCTTGCCGTCTGGTGAAGTTTGTGCTATCGATGTCGATGCCAAATTATGTGATCAGCCTGAAATGAGCATTTACTTAGCCGAGCAAATCAGGGTTGCTGCAAAAACCGATAAGCGGATTAGTTACATAATCCATTGTGGCAAGATTGCTAGTGCTAAGTCATTTTGGCGTTTTGTCAAATATCGTGGGATTAATAAGCACACGCGACATATTCATATCTCATTCAAACCAAATCAAAAAGGCGAGTTCTTTAACATCCCACTACTAGGAGGCAAGTAATGAAACTGACCAACAAACACAAGGCAGCAATTAAGTCATATCTAAGAGCTGTTGCAGCTTCCGGTATTACTGTCCTGTTAGCAATCGCAGCCGACATTCGACCAGAGTATGCAATTCTGCTTGGTTCAATAGTTGCGCCTGTTGCTAAAGCAATTGATCCAAGTTCAGGCAAAGAAGCTGATTACGGCGTAAATGCGAAATGACCGCAAACGAATGGGTTGGTATAGCCGTTGGCGTATGCGCCATCTCAACAAGTTTATTAGTGGGTCTGCGATGGGTTATTAAATCCTACTTGCAAGAACTCAAACCTAATGGTGGTTCAAGCATGAAGGATCAATTAAACAGATTAGAAGCGCGTGTTGATGATCTGTTTATCTTAATCAGTAAGCGATAATTTATTTATGGCGAACACACGAAAACCTATCAAACGCAAAAAGATCAATCGTCGCGTAGTTCGCCACACTCCTGATCCATCAAAGATTGATGCGCATTACATTGCGTTGCACGAATGCTATAAAGCAGCTCGTAAAGCAGGATTTACTCCAGAGCACGCATTCTGGTTAATGACAGAGCATAAGACTTTCCCTGATTGGGTCGTAGGCGATGGTGGGATTATTCCTTCCATAGATCCAACTGACGATGAGGATGACGATTAAGCGATATTTAGTTATCAGCGATCTTCAAATACCCTACCATCATGAGCAAGCAGTCAAGAATGTCATCAAACTTGCAAGGCGTGAGAAGTTTGACAGCGTTCTATGTGTTGGCGATGAAATTGACTTCCAAACCATTTCTCGATGGGCTGAGAAAACACCTTTGGCTTATCAACAAACTCTTGACCAAGATCGCACAGCTACTCAAGAGATCCTTTGGTCATTAACTGAAAATGCTAAAGAGGCTCATATTGTCCGCAGTAATCATACTGATCGCTTATATAACACTCTCTTAAAAGTGCCAGGCTTGATCAGCCTTCCAGAATTACAATATGCAAAGTTCATGGATTTTGAGAATTTAGGAATTACATTTCATAAGACATTCTACGAATTTGAAAAGGGTTGGGTGTTGGCTCATGGCGATGAAGGCAATGCCAATCCAAATGCTGGAATGACTGCATTGAACCTTAGTCGCAAAACGGGCAAAAGTTGCGTTATTGGGCACACCCACAGGTTGGGCATGAGTGCCTATTCAGAGGGCATAGGAGGTCATTACAGACCTTTATATGGCATTGAGGTAGGAAACCTCATGAATAAAGCAAAAGCCTCTTATACGCGAACTGTGGCTAATTGGCAGATGGGTATCGCAATCCTTGAATGGAACGGAAAAAACATGACGCCAACTCTAATTCCAATCAATAAAGATGGCAGTTTCACAGCTCTTGGAAAGTCGTATGGGGCTTGAAACAGACTATAAGCACCGCACGATTGATGACCATATCGATGAATTTGAGGATATTGGCGTTATCTAATCGTTATAAAACACGCCGAAAGTAATTAACCTAAGGTCATTGATTTAGGTCATACTTTATGTATGCACAGATCGCCTGTGTATATGTAGGGAGCGACATGATAGAAACAACAACACCTTGGTTATGGCTTTATTGCATGCTTGGGATAGTAATAGGTTATGGGATTGTAATAACAATCAAAGAAAACGCCTTTCAGTCAGGTTACTGGAAAGGTCGTAAAGACGGCTATGACATGCACCGCCGGATCACAGATGCCAAGCGAGATCAGGTATTTGATTATGACAAAAACTGAAAGCCTGTTTGATGAGGTCATTACTACGATCCAACAGCGTGGAAGTGTCTATGGACATCCATACTACAACCACAAAAGAATTGCAGGCTTATGGTCTGCTTATCTCGACTTCCCAATCACACCACACCAAGCTGCTGTATGTATGGCGTTGGTCAAGGTTTCTAGGCTTAGTGAAACCCCAGATCATTACGACAGCATCAAAGACTTTATTGCCTATGGATCTGTCTATAAAACTGTGCTTGATGCCGTCAAAGATGAAAATTGGGAGGATTAACTAATGGCATTTAACTTAGCCGATTATGAGGATGTGGCTACTCTAAACAAATGGTTTATATCTAACTTTCCATCCGGCAGATCTGATATATCTGTAATAAGCCATGATGCAGTCAATGGTTATATTTTAATCCAAGCGACATTGTGGCGAGATAGCAAGGACACATCACCGGCAGTTAGCAATGTTGCATTTGGTGCAAGAGAGAGTTATATCCAAAACATGAAAAAGTTTTATGTTGAAGATACCGCCACATCAGCTCTTGGGAGGGCAATAATTATTCTCAAAGGATCAGACAAAACAGCTACAAAAGATGACATGCGAAAGGTTGATGATGCACCAATTAAAAACATTTATGGCAGAAGTGGCAATTCGCAAGTTATTGAAATGGCACTCAGAAAATCATTTGCAGATGATGCTACGCCAACAAGCGAACCGACAACTTGGTCAGTCGGTGATGTTGCAGAAGCCTTATCGACCAAACCTAAACAGCAAGAATGCTCACATGGCTTAATGATATTAAAAGAAGGAACTGCTAAAACTGGTAAGCCTTATTATGGTTATGTATGCAGCGCACCTAAAGGCAATCAATGCGATGCTAAGTGGGCAGTAACAGCTGCAAATGGCAGTTGGTTCTTTAGAGAGGAGGAATAAATGGGCGAAATGATAATGATTGATGGCTCTGGTTTAACTGCCACTTTTACAGATAACGGAGTTAAGGTAGAACCATCAACAATTGTTTGTGATACTTGCAACGATGACAGATTACTTCATGAGGGCGATCTGCTTCGATGCTATTCCTGTCATTCAATCAATCGAATTCCATAGTGCCAAATTACGAATACGCTTGTGATAGAGAGGGGTCGAGTATTGTATTGGATCTTCCGATGCAGCACGAAATCCCTCTTTGTCAAGTATGTGGCTTTGAATTAACGCGTGTCTACACAGCAGTTCCAGCAGTTTTCAAGGGAACAGGATGGGCTGGTAAAGGTGGTTAAGTTTAGATGCAACTTTTGTTCAGCCAATTCAGAGTTTATCTGGATGGATGGCTACGACACAGCTGATGGATTTAGGGTCTATCAATGCCTCAAGTGTTGCGCTATTGGAACAAAAAATCTAGCAGAATCCACTGACACGCAAGAACCTGTAATTAGATGTAATCAATGTGGATCTTGGCAATTTACAGATCAGGCTTGTCATACTTGTATTTTAGTAAAGGAGCAATAATGGAAACTGTAATTGGTAAAGATGAGTGTTATACGCCGAAATGGGTATTTGACGCTTTAGGTTTAGAATTTGATTTAGATGTTGCAAGTAGTTATCACCCTTTAGTCGAAGTTCCCACAAAACACAGATATACCATTGAAGACGATGCCCTAAGCAAGCCTTGGTATGGTCGTATATGGATGAATCCACCATTTAGCAAGGTAACGCCTTGGATAGACAAATGGTTGGAACATGGAAATGGTTTCTGTTTAGTTCCTACTAGTAGCAATGGAAAATGGGCTAATAAATTATGGGATGCTGATACTGGTTGCCTCTTCTTACCGCCAAATATGTGGTTTGTAGGAGCTAGTGGTCATATAGTCAAACATAGATGGCGTTGTGCCTTATTTGCAATAGGTGATGAAAATATACAGGCTTTAAGAAAGTTAGGTAAGGTTAAAACATGATTAGGACTTGCCGTCTGACCTGCGGTTATGTTAATGAATTTGGAGTCGTATGCTACCCTTAAACGCAAATTCGCTTTCAGAGCGAAAGGGCGATCTGCGAAGCAGAAAGATCGCAAGGTTTGGTTTGGTGATATCTCTGTCATTGGTAATGACAACAGCCTTTCTAAAGAATGATTCCGTTGCATTAGACAAAACAAATCATTACAGACAATGGGCTTTCATACAACTTAACGACTTAGATCAATTTTATTGTTTAGATGAGTTGAATTACAAAGAATCAAGATGGAATCCAAAAGCCAAGAATGGTAGTCATTATGGTATTCCTCAAGGTAGATCAAAATACTTATCAAGAGTTGATGGATACAAACAGATTGATTGGCAATTAAAATACATTGAGAAGCGATACTCTAATCCATGTAATGCGCTCGCTCATCATAAGATTAAGGGATGGTATTGAGTAAATCAGCTTTAAGAGATACTGGATCTACCAGACATTGGCGATCGATTCGCAGTCGAATCCTAAGACGCGATCAGTTCATTTGCCAATACTGTAATCAAGAAGCTACAACTGTTGATCATGTAGTTCCTCGCAGGCTTGGAGGAAATGATAGTGATGAGAATTTAGTTGCAAGTTGTCGAAGATGTAATTTATCTAAGGGTGGGCGTTTTTTTGTGGGCGCAAGGACACCACCGACCCCCCGTTCCTTTTCTAACCCACAAAACACCTCGATCAGCCACGATCAGACTGGATCAGATTGATCAACCTTGAAACAGGCGAGATAAGCGTAGATCAGGCTTATTCAGGATTAGGAGGTGTGCAAACACCGCGTATTCACTCAAAACTTAGTGATTTGCCGTCTAAAGGTCAAGACATCATTGATCTTGCTGCCGAACTTAAGATCAATCTTATGGAATGGCAAAAATTCGTGTGCATTCATGGACACAAAGTCCGAGCCGATGGTCGCTGGGCTCATTCTGAACTTGGTTTAATTATGGCACGCCAACAAGGTAAGTCCACTTTGATGATGCTGAGGATTTTGACAGGAATGTTTGTGTGGGGCGAAGGGTTGCAGCTTGCATCAGCTCACAGACTTACAACTTCACTTGAAACATTTAGACAGATTGTTGGCTTAATTGAAACTAATCCTAAGTTGGAAAAGGAAGTAAAGAAAATCCGGTGGCAACATGGCGCGGAAGAAATTGAATTATTTGGTAACAGGCGGTTTGTCGTAAAGGCTGCAAACAATGCAGCTAGAGGATTAAGCAAACCTGAAACAATCCATCTTGATGAGTTGAGAGAATACAAAGATGAGGATGCTTGGTCATCAATGCGCTACTCAATGATGGCTGCTAAAAATCCGCAGGTATGGATTTATTCCTCAGCTGGTGATCAGCATTCCGTAATCCTAAACAAATTGCGTGAGAGGGCGTTGGTTTCAGCTACAACCAACGATCCGATAGGTTGGTTTGAGTGGAGTGCAGAACCTGATGCTCCGATCTTGCTTCCGTCAGGCGAGATGAACTGGAGTGCATTTGCTCAAGCCAACCCATCATTAGGAATAACAATTCACCCAGATAACTTAAAAGCAGTTATTAACGATCCTCCAGATATTGTAAGAACCGAAGTATTGGCTCAATGGGTAGATACGATCAACTCAGCAATTGATGCTCAAAAGTGGGCAATGTGTCAGATAGATGCAATTCCCCTAGATCCTGAACAACCTACTTGGCTTGGTTTAGATTTAAGTCCAGATCGTAAATTTGGTGCGTTAGTAGCTGCTCAAAGATTATCGGGTGAAAGATTTTATATTCAATTGCTTCATACTTGGTCAAACGATTACAGCTTAAACGATTTAGCGGTTGCAAACGATATTGCGCCCTATGTTAGAAAATACAACACGCAAACTGTGGCTTTTAGCAAAAGAACGAGCATGGCAGTTGCTAGCCGTCTAAATTCTGCCGGAATCCAAATTACTGATATGGATGGGGCTATCTATGCAGAATCGTGTGACAGGTGGCTCGGTGCAATTAACTCACACAGGCTTCAGCATTCGGGGCAAGAGGAATTGACCCAACAAACATTATCAGCTGCTAAATTGCCATTTGGTGATGGATCTTGGATTATTGGAAGGCGAGCAAGTAGGGTTGCAGTTTGTGCATCAGTTGCCTCAGCACTAGTTACTTATTTTGCGACACAACCTGAAACGGAAATAGATATACAAGTCGGATAATTAGCATATATGGTATATTATGTGCTAATGGGATTATTTGATCGTTTTACCACAAAGCAGACAATTCAACCAGTAGATGTTGCTGCTGCGCTTGCACCTTACAACGCACAACAATTAGTTGGCGGAATTTTATTTGGAACAACAACTGCAACTCGTGAACAGTACATGGCAATTCCTAGCGGAGCACGCGCAAGAAATATAATTTGCTCAACAGTCGGATCTTTACCGCTTGAACAATATAATCATTTTACAAATGAACACATAAGACCAAATCGTGTAATTATGCAACCAGATCCAAGAGTTGCAGGTTCTGCTATCTATGCATGGTTGGCGGAAGATATTTTATTATACGGAGTTGGTTATGGAATGATTATGGATGCCTACTCATCAACTGATGCATCAAGAATTAGAGCATGGACAAGAATTGCACCAAACAGAGTATTTGCATCATTAAATGGCAACAGCACAGAAATTGAATACTACACAGTAGATGGCAAAAGAGTTCCACCATTTGGAATTGGTTCTTTAATTGTATTTAACGGATTAGATGAAGGAATACTTAACAGAGCAGGTCGCACAATTAAAGCGGCTGCTGCATTGGAACAAGCTGCTGAAATGTATGCAAAAGAGCCAATGCCACAAATGGTTCTTAAATCAAATGGAACAAATCTAACTCCAGAGCGAATTACAAAATTATTAGAATCATGGAGAGTGTCAAGATCAACAAGAGCCACCGCATTCTTAAATGCCGATGTCGAATTACAAGCATTAGGTTTTGATCCGGCTAAATTACAATTAAATGAAGCACGCCAATATCTTGCATTGGAAATTGCACGCGCAGCTGGCATTCCTGCATCATTCGTGTCAGCAGAAGTTACCTCAATGACTTATAGCACAACAGTTATGGAACGCAAAGCACTTATTGACTTTTCATTACGACCAATCTTAACTGCCATTGAGCAACGCCTGTCCGCTGCGGATTTCTGCCCTAACGGAATCGAAACTAGATTTGACATAGATGATTTCTTGAGAGGTTCAGCATTAGAGCGTGCTCAAGTTTATGAAATCCTAAATCGCATCGGTGCAATGAGCATTGAGCAAATCCAAGAGGAGGAGGACTTAATCCGATGAAGATTAATTTCCCAATAGAAATAACAGCTGCCGATACAAACAAACGCACAATCTCAGGAAAGATAGTTACATGGGATGAGCAAGGTTCAACTAGCGCAGGATTAACAGTATTTGAAAAAGACAGCATTGATTTCTCTAAGCCAGTCAAATTATTGCTTGAGCATGAAAGAACTAAGCCACTTGGAAAACTTGTTGATATAACTGCCACAGATACAGGCTTAGAGGCAACATTTCGTTTGGCTAAAACATTTTCAGCAGATGATGCATTAGAGGAGGCTGCAACTGGGCTTCGTGATGGATTTAGCGTGGGAGTAAAAATTAATGAATGGAAAAATGAGGAAGGCGTGCTAAGAATTAAATCAAGCACACTTCAGGAAGTTTCACTTGTAACAGATCCTGCAATTGACAGCGCAAGAGTAGCTGAGGTTGCAGCTAGTGAAACACCAGAGAATTCCGAAGCAACCGCTGAGGAAACCACAACAAAGGAGAACATAGTGTCAGAAATTACTTCTGAGGCTCCTATCGCAACCGAAGCGGTAGAAGCGACACAGGCTCCAGTTGTAACAGCCAACTACATGGCATACACAAAGCCACGCGTTGATACAAATGTTACAGCAGGACAATATCTAAATGCACAAATCAAAGCACTAGGTGGCGACAATGATGCTCGTGACCTACTTGCAGCATTACAGATTGCAACAGTTACTGAGAACACCGGAACTGTTCCACCAAATTATTTGCGCGATCTCATCGGCATAATTGATTCAAGCCGTCCATTTATCGATTCAATTGAGCGAGCACCACTACCAGCAACAGGAATGAAAATTTTCACACCTAAGTTGGGCACACAAGCAACTGTTGCAGTAACTTCAGAAGGTTCAGAGTTTTCATCAACTGACACCGCTGTTACATTCCAAATTGCATCACAGAATGCAAGTGCATCAACTGGCGCATCAATCTACGCATCAATCGTTGATGGAATTTCTGATTCCTATGGCGTAATGCGCTTTACACCTAACCGACTATTGGTTGCTCCTTCAGGTGGAACAAACGGAATTGACTTTGCTGGATTACTTGCAGCAACAGCTGATTCCCGTCCACTATTTGCAGCAGCAGCACCACAAAATGCTGCCGGTGTGATTACACAAGGATCAACAAACGGCACAGTTGCTGGACTTGATTTAGTTGTAAGCCCTAACTACACAGGTGATGATGCTAACGCCAAGCATGCTTTGGTTTATCCATCACAAGCAATGCGATTTCACGAGAGTGGCACAGTAGAACTTCGTGCCAATATCGTTGCAAACGGACGCATTGAAATTGGTATCTACGGATATGTTTGCGTAGTTAATCGCTACCCAACCGCATTCCGCAAGCTAGCAGTAGCCTAATTTAACTGAGTGCCTAGGGTTGCTCCCGATCCTAGGCATCCATTAATGGGAGTTTAGAGAGGAACTTATGCCTACAATTATCACCGCAAGTCAATTGCGTTCCGTATTGGGTGTAAGTTCCGCTCTATATGATGACACTTACTTAAACCAAATTATTGACACAGCAGAAACTGTTATTCTGCCAATGCTTGTTACATTCAAAAGCCCAATTGAAAAAGTGTCCCTGACTGATAATGTCGCCACTTTCACTACACTAGGAATTCATGAATTCACCGAAGGACAATCAGTCGTCATCACAGGATGCGGAAGCCCTTACAATGGAACAAGAGTTGTGTTGGCAGATAATCTTGGACAATATACCTTTTCGCAATCGATCACTAATGCCGATATACTCGAGGCTAATGTCATCCCATCCGGAGTTGCTGCCCTTTCTGGCGGATCAACTTATGTTGGAAATGCAGCTGTTCAATCAGCCGTCTATACAGTTTCAGTCGAAGTATTCCAAGCCAGACTTGCCGGCGGAGGACAAATCGAAGGAGTAGATTTTTCACCAACACCATTTAGAATGGGTCGATCATTATTTAATAAATGCGTTGGTTTGCTAGGTTCATATATTGATACCGAAAGTATGGCTCTCTAAATGCCTAATCAGACAATCCTTGAGCAGGTCAGGACACCTTTAGCAACCGCATTATCAAGCGTTGCCGGAAATGTTTATTCATTCGTTCCTGAAACAGTAATTCCACCAGCTGTAGTGGTTGTGCCTGATTCACCTTACTTAGAATTCGAAACAATAAGCAAAACCAATGTAAGAGCCAAAATCAATTTTACAATATCAGTTGCCGTTGCGTATAACAGCAATCCGGCATCGCTCGACAATATCGAGCAATTAATCATAAGTGTTCTGGCAGTAATTCCAGTTGGATACATTGTCAGCTCGGTTGAAAGACCGACAGTCACTCAAGTTGGTGCATCAACGCTGCTAATCGCAGATGTTCGAGTATCTACCTACTACACGCAAACAATATAAGGAGAAATCATGGCAACAGTCGTAATTACCGGTCGTGATGTTGGTTTATCTTTCACAGGTGGAACAGATATTCAAGCACAAG